TAGAAACAATAGCGTGTACGTTAGCAGCATTAAAGTTTCTTCCGTCTGCTCCAAGTGCAGTACCACCATTTAAGTTTACATAAAGAGCAATTACGTCTTTATCTTTCTTTCTAGCCATACCATCACCAAGCTGTCTTCCAATGATTGAGAAAACATTGTCGGCTGATTGTCGTACAAGTTTATCTGTAAGAATAACTTTAGCACCAACCTCACTAGCTGTAAGGTCAACAGTTGTCATTCCAATATCTTCTTCATCTACAATGTCTATACCATCTTGTAGGTCACTCATTGTCATTTGTCCTACTTTAGGTACAGTAACTGTTTTAGAACCTGCTGGTAGACTAAACTGTTCAATAAGTGCTAACGCAGGTGCATTATGTTCCTCTGTATATCGAGCTGAACTAATTATTATTCTTTGGGCATTTTCTAAATTCCCAGTTGTTGCTGTTTGAGCCATGATAACTCTCCTGATTAAATATTAAGTTTTATTTCAATCAGCAACCCTTCGTGTTACTGTTTTTGTTAAACAACTACTACCCTAAACCTGCAGCCCTTCGTGCTGCGGCGAGTGCGTTAGGTGACCTGTCACCTGAATTGTATTTGTCTAACCAACTGTCCTCACTATTAGAAGCACCTGGTGTACTTTGACTACTGTCAAATTCCTGTGGTGGTACTAGCTTTGATTCTAGTTCTGCTATTCTTGCATCTTTAGCTCTAATGTCTTTGATGCGTTTTGCAGCTTCTTCCATAGCTTGAGGAGAGTCATATTTTTTTAATTCTGCAAGGTCGCTTAACTTTAAATCATACTTAGTAGCAAAGTGTTCTGCTGCTGCAGCTTGCCCTTGTACGTATTTAAGTTGTTGCTGTTGTTGCTGTAACAACTGTGCTTCACGACTTTGTTGTGCCATCCATTGAGTAGCAATTTGATTTGCTTGGTCTGGCAAATAACCTTGTTTTTCTAATTGTTGTGCATATTGCACTGCTTGTGTTTGAAGTTGAGATTGCTGTTGTTGCTGTTCGTATTCAGCATTTTTAGTTTCTAGTTCTCGCAATCTTTCTTCTGTAGTTTTACCATCATCTTGAAGCATACTAGGAGCTTCAGGAGTTTGTGCAACAGGTTTAGTTTCTTCTGCTACAGGTTCAGTAGGTGTTTGTGTTGGAGTCTCTACATTTTCAGGTGGGGGTGGAGTATCAGTTGTTTCTTCTGTAGGAGTAGGAGTGTCTTCAAACGTGTTAGCTCCTTCAAACTCTGAAGTTACATCAACTAATGTGTCTCCATTATTATTGTCCTGAGTAGGCTCAGTACTACTTGTATTATCTTGTTCTGCCTGATTAACCATTATTAATACCTCATATAATTTATTTTATAGTATACATCTATTGTCAACGTGGAATAAAGGTTGTTCCAATACCTTGTACATTAGTAAATAATTGTTGACCACCATAGTACTTAGTATATATCTGTTTTCCAACTGGTGTTATTGGTGTATAAAAATCACCATACCAAAAAGCTAACGCACCATCTATATCTGGGCTACTGTTTTGTACATATAGTTTTCTTAATTCGCTACGCCTTTGAACTAACGTGTTTATTTGTTGGTCATTACGCCTCATTTGAGTTTTTGTTCCTGTGTCAGCATTAAGATATTCTTGCCATTTTTTAGCTAACTCTGGATTATTATTACTATATCCCTGACCATACAAACCATCTAAAGAGTTACCTATACTCCAATACTCAGATAATACATCACTTGCACCTTTATATAATTTTTCTGCATTAGTATCATCTGCTTCAAGTCTTCTAATTAAATCGTCATAAAGACCATCATTGTTAGCTTCAGACTTTAATCTTATGCCGTTTAAGTATTCATCTCTTGCTTGGTTGTAAACATCCCAGTCAGCACTATCAGGAGTTTCATTTAATTTAATAGCTCGATAACCAGCAATTAATAACTCTACTCCTGTACGCTTATCTTGCCCAGCAAAATAATGTAATGCGTCATAATATTGTTGTTTTGTTTCTTCGTCTTGAGCTTGAACACTAAATTTATATTTTTGAGCAATAGCTAATACAGCACCTTCATATTTATCATACTTAGCAGAACGTTCTTCACGCCACTCAGAAGGAGACAAAACATCTTTTCCTGTTTTTCCTTGCATCCATGCGTTTAATTTTTCGTCATTTTTCTTTTGTTCTTGAGATAATTGTTGATTTGTTTTAGCTAAAACTTTACTAGCTGCTCTACTTTCTTTAGTTGAAATCTCAGGAAACATTTTTTCTACTCTTGCTTGTTGAGTTCGGTCTAACCCTCCACCTTTTGACGGAAAAAAAGATTCTGTTAATTTGCTAAAGAAAGGTAAAGCAATTTCAGGTTCTCTAAGTTCTTGTTCAAATTCTTCTAACTCACTATCAGTTAGTGTAGCCATAAATTCTATACGTTGTGTTTTATCCATTTCACGAAACTTAGCAACTTGTTCTTCCATAGGTCTAGGTTCTTCGTTTCGTAAATCATTAAATAACTGTATTCCGTAGTCAGTTATAGATGAAGCAGTTGTGCCTACTCCACCAAATATACTTTCATATAAATGTTCAAGCCTATCAGGACTAGCAATTATTTCAGACAATGGTTCAGGAACAGGAACATTCTCAAATATACCAGCTGCTTCTCTCATAGTTTTTGTTGTATATTTACTGTATTGTTCTTTTAATGGTCCTTCTTGAAAGTCCTCTGAAACTATTGGAGTTTTTCTCCAAGTGTCATAACCTGTTAATTGTTCTGCTCCTATAGTCATAATTTCAGGCAAAGGTATATCAGAAATAGGAAAAGCAGATGTAGCTATTTCATACATCCATTTTTGTTTATCTTGATATGAATCCATTTCGTCACTAGTTTCTGAAAACCAAGTTATTCCTTGAAATATAGAGTTCCATTCTCTTAATCTGTGTGGAATTACAATGTATTTAGGTTTAGGTCTATTAGTAATAGGGTCAATAATATAGTCACCATTTTCATCTCTATCTGCTGGTAACATAAATATCATACTGTTATAACGTACATAATCAGGAATATCATAATACAAAGGTGTTCCATTAAATGTTTCTAATTTATTCCAACCTTCCATGATTGCCCAGTATGTACCAACAATAGCTCCTAATCTTAAAGCTACACGAAATGGACCACCTGTAACATTATCTAAAGTTCTACCAGTAGCTCCTGGTCCTCTACCTACTTTACCTGCAGTAACATTACCTAATGCTCTTTTTAATTGTTCAGATATACTTCCAAATTCATATAAAGGTTCACCAGGTTTTGGATTTCTTACTGGTCTGATAACAGGATTAACGTCTATACCTAATGCTCTAAATGGAAGTTTAGAACCTTCCATAGCAGCATTTAAAAATAAAACGTAATCATTCCATCTTCTTATTCTTTCTCCACCACGACTAAAGTTTAATGTAGCTTCTAAAGTATTGGTTGCTGCACGTGAAGCAATATCTGTATCAGCAAATCCTCTACCTATACCTTTTTTATTTTGTTTATAGTATGCTCCTTCTATACCTCCAGGAATATAATCATTAAACATTTCGTCAACATAATCTGTTTCAGATAATTTTAATATTCTTTTTAATTCTGTTTTACCATCTATTCCATAAGTATCTGTTATTCCTTTAGCTACAGACCTTGCACCAACAGCGTGTCGTGGAGCAGCTTCTACTGCCCCACCAATTTTTTTAACAGTATCTTTCATTGTGCCTAAAGTAGTTTCTTTTAAAACTTTACGTAATGCTTTATCAGAATCTACAACAATAGCACCAAGTGATTGGTCAGCATTTTTAATAGTTGCATTAATAGCAGCTTCCGTTTTTTGTCTTCCAATATAACCATCACCTTGCCAACCACCTAAATCTCCAATAAATCGAACAAACCTTTGTTCACTATTAGTAGCTATAGAATATAAATCTTTCATTAATTCCATACCAACTTGATGAGGCATAGTTCCTGTTTTAAGCCATACAGTTAAACCATCTATAACCATGTTTCTAGTCCAAAACAATGGATTGTATGTAGTATACATAGACCTAAACCAACCATTAGACATAGCTATCTTTTGTGCTATTTCACTTGGAGACTGTAAGTTTAAACCTGCTCTACCATTTAATGTTTCCCATACATCTCGTGGAACTTCTGCTCCATCTACACCACCAATAATTACTCGCTTACCATCTTCATAAAAAGAAAAGTATCCTGTTTTCTTTTTATCATTATATAAACTTTGAGAGCTTTTGCCTGGTTGATATTTTCCATTTTCGTCAAGAAACTTTGTTGTTACTTCTTTAAATCCTAATTCGTTTTGGTACAGTCTTGCAAAAGTACGAGTGTTTTCATTATTAACAATTCTTACTTCTTGCCTAATAATGTTTTCCCATAAAGTTTCTCCAACAGCATTTCGTGTTGTATATTTACCATCATACTTTTCATCTAATGTTCTAATAGTATTGTCTACAACATTTCTACCTTTACCTGGAACAACCTCAACTGCAAAGTCATCTATAAATTCTACGTAAGTAATTGGATTGTAATGTTTATAATTAGTACGAAGATAATCATAAGTTTCTTTATCTATAATTCCATTTTTATATAATTTAGCTCTTGCTTCTATATAAAAATTATTAACACCATCTACAGCATCTTCAAGAGCTTTTATTTGGTCAGCGTTATAATCAGCATACCGATTACTTTTAAGATTAACCATATCTTCTAAAACTTCTTTATTAAGAGTTTCTCCAGGTGCAGTTTCAAATTTTTGAGGTGCTGCTCTGTTAGGAAACCTTAAAGTACCATCAGCATTTTTTGCATTAAGAATTTCAAGATGAAATCGTGCTAATATTAAATTACTAATATCGTTTTCTTTAACTCCTTTATCTATTGCAGGAATTATTTTTTTTCTGTAAACATTTTCAATTCTATTACTAGCTCTATTAACTGCATGAGAACTACTAATTCCTAATTTAGTAGGAAAATTTATTAATGCTTCTTTAGATAATTTTAAATATGGTGCAGGATTAACGCTTCTTTCAATTACATCATCAATAAGACCTTTTAATCCATAAAAAGCATCATTATGTTTTCTGTTAAATTCTATAAACCATGTAGGTAAATTAGGAAATCTTTCATTAAGTTTATCTGTTAAATATTTATCTGCATTTTTACCTTTACTGTGTAATTCTTTTACTACCTTAGAACTTTTTAAACTGTTAAGAACCCCATCTACAGCCTGACCTAAAGGAGATTCATTTAATCTTTTAAATGCTTGATAAGAATTAACAGACATTTCTTCAATAGGTGTTTCAATATCAAAGTCAAATTCTCTTTGTATTCCACCTTTATCTGCTATTTCTTTTTTAGCGTCTTCAACAGACATACGTCTATTAAATGCAAATTCTTCTACGTCAGTTGGTTCTCTACCTAATTTATTTAAAAACTCTTGTCTTCTTTGGGATTCAAGAACTTCATCAAATCCTAATTGTTCACCTGCTCTAGCAGCTTCTACTTGAGGTGATTTAGGAATATTAACAACTTCTTCGTCAGTTCTTATACGTATTCTATCTGGAATAACAGCATCATCATTAATTCTAATAACATAATTAGGTATTACTTCTTCTCCAATTTTTTCACTATAAGTTTCTTCAAGGCGATACCTATTGCTGATTCCTGTTTTTCTTTCAAATATATCATTAATCTCAAATAATTTTTGTTCAGGAGTTAATTGATTACCTGCTGCGTCAACAATATTTGTTTTCATTATATTGTCGCCTTCCATTAATCCTCTTTCACTTAAATTAAGTATTTGAGTTCTATTAACAACTCGATTAATTCCACGACCTGTTAAATCAGCACCTCGACCTATTAATCTAAATGGTGATTCAATAACTCTAGCCATAGCTGTTTCAATAATTTCTACAGGTTTTAAAGCTATTTCAGCTCCACGTAATGCTGCTCTTGCTACAGGAGCAGCAGACCCTAACGGACTTCCTTGTATATTAATAGGTACTTGAACATCTTTTGTAACAGGTCTTAAATCTCCAACATTAACAACCCTAGTTGTTCCTTTTGGAACTCCTAATCTTGTTGCTTCAGCATCAGGTAATGTTTCAAAATATCGTTTTTTAACTGGCTCCATTGTAGTTTGTTGAATAGTTTTTGTTGTAGCACGCCCTGCCGAACTTAATCTTTGTCCTTCACGTACAGCTTGTAAACTAGCTCTAGCTACTCTTGCAGGTGGTAAAGCAATCCAAGGAGCTTCTTCAGCTAAACCTCTTGTGTATGGTGGTAACTTATATAAGTCTTCTTCTATTTGTCTTTGTTCTACTTGAGTAGCAGGTCTTTTATTAGCTTGTTCAAATCGTTGAATTTCTTTTTGAACATTCTGACTTCTTCTTGTTTCTGGTTCAAATATATCAAAGTCTCTGTTTAAATTTTCTCCTATTACTTCTAATGCAACATTTGCAGGATTTAAGTTTTGTATTTGGTCAACTAACGCTGATGGAGAAAATCTACCTTCAGGAGTAACGTATTGGTCAAAATTAAAACTAATATCTCCTCTACCAAATTGACCAGGTATGTCATACCATGGAACTTCAGGAGCACCAGGTCTTTCTTCAAACCTAATTGGTAAAGGTTCTAATGCTCTACTAACTGTAGGAATAACAGCTCGGTTTTGTATTTCTCCCAACCCTTGAAATACTTGCTTAATTACAGGTAAACCTGCAACAGTTTCTAATCCAGGTTGTAAAAAGTCACTCCAAACATTAGATAAAAATCCCTCATCTTGTGGAGGTTGAGAAGTGCGACCATAAGACAACCCCCCTCTAGGAGTATATTCATGTCCTGGTATGTGAGGCATTAATAAAAGATAAACCTTGTACTCGGTGAGAACCTACTCATAGACGTACCTCTTTGGTAAGGAGTCATAGCCGAGTATCTTTGTGTAAAAGGGTAATCTTCTAAGAAATCAGAAAACGTAGTTAATTGTGCTGGGTCAGTACGAGAACGCATTTGATTAGCTCTTTGTCCAAGATACTGATTATAAACATCACTAAACTGATTTCTAAATCCTGCTCGAGCTCTATCTAATGTAGGGTCTGGTAATGAACGACCAAATGTCTCTCTACCTACAGCCCCCATAAAAGCTGTTTGTGGTTCTGCTTCAAGCATTGTGTCATAAAAATCAGCAAATGTATTTCCGTTAGCCATATTAACTCCTTAACTAAACATTCCATATGGGTTGCTCATAACAGGATTTGGTTTATTATAAATATCTTCATATGCAGAATTTTGAAATGTAATAGGAGTAGAAGTAGTAACAGGAGAAGTACTAAAAGTAGGTAAATTACCTTGTACACCAAAACCTCTACTAACAAAGTCTGCAAATCTAGCACCTACATCTGCACCATACTGTTGTTCCATAGCATCATATATATTTCCTAAAGTGCTTCTTCTAAATACTGGGCTACCACCAAGTGCAGCTTGTGTTGCACTTAATATATTTCCTCTAAGGTCATCTGACCCTGGCGTTCCAAATGCTGCCGTATAACTAATAATTGGTTGATTTAATTGAGAAACATCTTTAGCTGCTCCATATGCACCTAACGCTTGTGCTAAGTTTGCATATTCTTGTCTAATTTGTGACAAGTCTGCTCTTGGCTGTCCTCTTAAATATGAAGCAAATGCTCCACCAGGAGAAAGACCTTCTGGGGGAATAAATCTTTCTCCTGCAGTACCAAGTAAATATCTACCATATGTTGGTACATATCCAGCAAGTGAAGTAGGTTGAGCAGCTATTCTTTGTCCAATAGTAGCATCAGGAAATCCAGATAATAAATATCTTCGATATTGTTCTGCTTCGCTTAATCCTGCTTCATATGGGTCTGCAAATAAATTAGTTCCAGAAGGAGTTATAGTTCCTGCTGGAATTGTAGGTGCTGTAACAGTTTTATCAGTTGTTGTAGTTGGTGCAGTTGTTGTAGTGACCTCAGTTGGTTTAGCTACTGTAATAGTTCCACCTGTTTCTCCTGTAGGACTAGATGTAGTTTCTTCTACATTCATAGCTCCAGTTGCTAACCAAGCTAATCTACCTGCTTCAGTTTCCCATTCAGTACCACCATCTTTTAAATCTCGATACCTATGAACAGTTCCATCTGGAGTTATAAATGTTCCAGGGAATTGTGTATCTGCATCACCTGTTGCTACTGCATCTGCAATTTTTTCTGCTGTTGTTTTTTTTCGTGTATCAGCATCAAAAGAGTATCCAGAAAAATCTATACCAGTAGCTTCAGGAGTAGCAGGTTTATCAGAAGGAGCTTGTGGGTCAACTTCAATTACTTCTTGCGACCCTAGATTTATAAGAGAAGGTGATTCAGATGAAAGATATATTGGTGCTTGAGTTAAATCTGATATAGGCATACCAGCTAATGCACTAGCATCTAAATTTCTATCTCTAATTTGTTTTGCTATTGCTAAGTTTCTAACAGTTGAATCTTGTTGTCTACTAATTGGGTCAGTAATTCCACCAATAGTTATTACATTATCTAATTCATCTACTCCTATTTCAGGTTGTACATAAGGAGTATTAGGTCCAACAAATCCATAATCAAAATCTGACGTTACTACATTTAATGGTGCTCCTATAGCGTTTACGGCTCTAGGGAATCCTAAAGTTTCTTCTGTTAAATATCCTGAACCTGTTGGTGGTGCTGGTGGTGGTGTAGAAATACCACCATACCCAAGGTCTACTCCTGAAAAAGGAGTAGATGGCAACTGTACATTAGCAAGTGAAGGAATAGAATCTACATTTAATAAATTAGATAATCCTACAATTGGAGAGGCAATAGCTGAAAGAAAATCTAAAGCCTTGTTTCCTTTGTCTACGTCTTTTTTTGCTTTTTCAATTTCTTTTTCTCGTGCTTTAAAAACATTACCTGTTCGTTCTTGTCCAAGAGCTTCAAATAATTCATTAACTCTTTGATTATTTGGATTCGTACCTTGAGGATATCCACTTAATGGTGAAAATATATTTAATGGGTCATCTATTGGTACTACTTGAGCTAATTCTTCTATGTCACTAATAGTTGCTTTTATTCTAGGTTCACCTAATCCCCTTCTTGTTGCTTCTGGTAACATTCGTATTTCTTCTGGAGACATTTGACCACTTCTAAGAACTCCAGACATAGCATTAGCTGCAACATCAACTGGTAAGTTAGCTATATTTTTAGCTTGAGTTAAATAATAGTCAGGTGCGTTTTCAGCAAAATCACTTTTAGTATCTGTTAAAAATTCTTCAAATGGGTCAGTAAACCCATATGAATAACTAGATTCGTGACCTGGTATATGTGGCATATTAAACTCCTTCCTCTGGTGGGATTAATCCCTGTTCAGCCAATCTTGTAGCTGCATCTTGAGCTCCAGGTCTAGGAGTTCCTGGTGGAACTGACGGACCTACAGGAGCAGTTGGAGCTACAGGTGGTACACCCATCATAGCATTAGGCATTACTTGAGGGGAAGCAGTTGGACCACCCATTCCTTGTGGTGGGGGTGGTGGTGGTGGACCAGCTTGTGGTTGTGGTGCAGGTACGCCTTGAGCCATAGCTCCAGCCTGTTGCATCATTTGAGCCTGTTCCATTCCTTTAACTAAGAACAATCTTTCAAGTTCACCTTGATAGAACTTAGCTAAATCTTCTCTGCCTTGTCTCTGTGCTGCCTGTAACATTGTCCACAGTGTAGCTTCAGGTAAAGTTCTTTCTGCTATCTGTGCGTTAATTGCGTCATCCATTTGGTCAGCAGACTGCAAACCAAGTACATGGTCACGTATAAACGTATCTGACAAGAGTGGTGTTTGTCCTTCTCGTGCCATCTGTGCCATTGACATCTTTGTCATGTCGTCTTGTGGCAACTGACCGATAAATTCTATTTCAGGGTCACCTGCGTTTTTAATAATATCGACAGTTATTTCTTCAGAAAAATACATTCTGTTCCTGTCTTTACCACTAACTTCAACAGCTTTGTATGCACCAGTAAGATACTGGTCTGTAATCATTTTAGCTATGCACATATACGCACGTTCAAGTGACTGTAGTCTAGGTGCAAGTTGTGATTCAACACCTTGTCTTAGTGTGTTTATTGCAAACCCTGATAATTGAAATTCTAATTGTCCATAAATAGAGTGTGGTAATCCACCTCTCTGCATTTCACCAGATACAAGTCCCATAAATACGCCTGACTCTCTAGCCATTTCTAATAGTCCTAGAGGTTCAACGTCTTCTCCCTGACCAAGAGCAATCTCTGAGCCTTCTTTGTATGGGTCTTCTTCCAGTGTTTTAGTTCCGTCACGAGACTTAACTTTTAGTCCTTGTCTTCGTGAACGAGCTACAAGTTCTAACATAACACTCATCATAAAATTATGTTTTTCAAATAAGTCTCTGGTTGATTTGTAGCATGATTCACCAAAATCCTCGATGGTATCTTGGTTTCTAGTATCTGTTATAGCTTGAATCATGGGTGTTGCACCGACTGGTCCAAGAAATACTGGAACTTCATCAGCTCCATGTTTAGTTCTTTTCTTTAAAATAGTTGTGTCAGTACAAACAATGTTGTCTTCTTTATCATAAAAATCATATACATCAATAGGTTCATCTGTATCATCAACTGAACCTAAGTTTTTTCCGTAAGTTAATTTAATTTCCGAAGGAGATTTTTTAGATTTATAACAAGCCCACGACAAGCCATCAGCACCCTCACCCCAATAAGTATGGAGCGGGTCCCAAGGTTGAATATCGACATATGTCTCTCCGTTTTTATTTTTAACAAGTAAGGCTCTACCTGAGTACCAACCACGTAATGTGATGTACCAAGATAGTTGTTTCCTTACTGTAGGTTGTAATCTGTTAGTTAGTCTTTCATCAGCAGATTTTAAAATGCCGATTAAGAACTTTTCTTTAGCGTCATTGTTTTCACGCTGTTCTCTTTCTGAGTTATTGTAAGGTACACGTACTACCATTTCAGCAGAGGTTAGCCATGAAATAAGTTTGTCTGCGTATACCATAGGTTCGTTTGAGGTGTAAGACTGGTAGCCTTCACCTGCGTCAAATTCTTCTAATCTATATAAATCGTAGTCATCATCCATGCGTGTACGCATAGGTTCTGTTAAGTCGTAATGATTATCTACTAGCGATATAATTTCTTCTGGTTTGTAATTAGCCATTTACCACTGCCTAACCTTTATAGTTTTATTATCGGTAATATAACCATACCCATAACGATTAATTAATCCATAAATTACTGCTTTAACACCATGATTATATCTATCTTCAGGTGTTTGTCCTACAATATTACCATCTCTGTCCATCTTCCATCTATACGCACGAGTCTGTCCGTCAAACGGATTAGGTTTAACGCCAAACTCTGATAATATTCCTTCGCACTTTGGGTTAAATATTATCATAGGTTCTGTTTTAGATACTGGGTCAGTCTTTAAAAACGACTTTAATCTTTCAGTTCCTTCGTTAATTCTAATCTTTTCTGAGTCAAAATAGATACCTGTTCGTTCTAACCATACTTCTGCAGGTGCAGCCATAGCTTGGTGTTGATAACCTGCGATATCAATAACTCCGAACTGTGCATCTCTCCACCAAGGTCGTGATTGTGCTATATCTATAATTTCATCTGTAACCAGATTCCTTTCATAGATTTCGTCTATCACTCTTATTTGGTCATTGATTATCTGTACTATTTCACAGGCATATGCTTCAGAGTAACCTGGGTCTATCCATATATGTACAGGTACATCTGGTTCGTACTCTACGTCACGTACATGAATATCAGCTCTCAGTTCATTAAATACCAGTCCTTGTGGTGGGCTAGGTATACCTTCTATTCTTTCTAGGAAGAAATCATCAGAACTAGCTCGTTCTAGTGCGAGTATCTCTGGGTCTTGTCTACCACCTGGGTAGAGATACTGGTTAGAGTAGCTAGGTAACGAGAACGCTTGTTCGTCTACTGATGCTGAGTGTTGCCATGACTGGTACATTTGTGGATACCAACCTAGTGAACCTTCAAAAGTACCTGCTAAAAACATCCAACCTTTCTTTGGTGCACATCTACCACGTAGTCTGTGAAAAGTTTCTAGGTCTAGCTGTGATGCTTCGCAACCAATGATGCCATTAGGTGCTCTCATAGCTAGTGTTCTTGGGTCTTTAGCAGACTTTGTTTCTATTCTTGTGCCGTCAGCCAGTACAATTCTACCTGGGTCTACTCTTTTAGTTGATTCTTTTAGTAGTCCTAGGGTAGCAAAGTCTTGTACTAGGTATTCAAACTCAGCTCTGGTACGTTCGTAGTCGGCAGCAACTAACCAGAACAGACCTTCTCCATCTGTTTCTAGGAATCTACCTAGTAGATATTTAGAAGCAACCATAGATTTACCAGCTTGTTCACCACCAGCTACTAAGATAAATCTTTTCCTAGACTGTAGTATTGGTTTTTGTAAATCAGTTGGAGCAAAATCTACTTTCTCATAGATAAAATCAGCTAGTTCATTAATCTCCACTTTTGCCTCTTAATATATCTTCTGCTTGTTGTTGTGCTGTTTTAGTTTCAGCACTATCGCTTTCATCAAACTTAATACCTTTAAATTTAGATTTAAGTTCTTTCATAATATCTTTAGCAGTCTCGTCATTTACCTGTGCATTGTCTTTATACTTATCAGGTAGTAGACCTTTGAGTGCAAATATTAAAATAACTGGGTTAGATTTAGGGTCTTTAGCTCTTTGAAATAAAGTCAGTTCTATATCTTCGGCAAAGTTTTCTTTAACGTCATTAAATTTACTAACAAAATTAAATTTATCTTCTCGTTTCCAACGTTTATACGTGCTTCTGTGAATACCTGTTTCTGTACAGGCACGAGCAATAGTTCCGTATTCTTCAAACGCTGATAAAAATAAATCTTGTCTAGCTTTGATTGCTTCAGGATTATTACCTGGCATATCAGGAACAGCGTTACTAGCCATAATTACCTTCTCATAGTTTTCTTTTTATTCTTTTTAGGTGGTCGACCACGCTTTGAACCGTATGTACCTTTTCCTCTAGGCATAAAATTCTCCTTATTACTTAAATTACTTTTTTTTCTTTCTAACTAAATCTGAATCTGCTTTTCTAGCTCCACCTTTACCTGTGGCAAAGCTCCTAACTCTACCTGCTGCCCACTGGTGAGCAGAAGTACCGGGTCTTGAACCAGAGGAATAGTATGCTCCGAGTCCACGTTTGTAGACTTTTTCCAGAGTACTTTTTGAAAATCTGCTAGATTTAGCGTATTTATCTATTACAGCAGACTTACTTCCTCTTTTTGTTGTTGACTTTCTTTTTTTTGCTGGCACTTTTACTTCTCCTCTTAGAGATTGCATCCATCATACTCGGAGTGAGCTTACCTTGCCTATATAGTTTAGCAGTTCGTTTTATTTCTCTCTCTGATGCTTTAGGATTTTTAGAACCTTTAACGTATTTTTTAGGTACACCTGCTTTTGTTTTAGCTACTCGTTTAAATTTTCTCTTACCAGTCTTTTGGGTAGCCATTACCATTTAACCTTATCAGCCCAGTAGGCTGCAGACATCTTACCTTTGGCTATATTTTTGCCATGACGAGCTTTAAAAGACTTACGTCTGGCTTTTTGTTTAGCAGTTTTAGGGTTTTTACCAGCTCCACTGACGCCTTGTTGTCCAAATCTAATAGTTTTTACTTGGTCACCAGACTTAGCTACTACTACGTGTGACTTAGTGGGGTGGCTAGGTGTACGTTTTGGCTTGTTATATCCAGAAACGCCCGCTCGTTTTAACCTTGAGTCTTTTGGTTTTGCCATAATCAACTCCAATTACTGCCAATAACTTGGTTCACCTTCTTTCATTATAAGATACCATATATGTTTATTGCTACACTTGTATTTAAATCTTTTTAAATGTGGATATTTAGTAGATTTACAGCGTTCTCCACAATTTTCATATGGGCAATTCATCTCATATCGTAACGCAACATTACCATATCCGTTAATAAAAGTCATAACATAGACTAATTTACTGTCCTGTAAGGTCTTCTGACCTTTCTTACGAACAACAATCGTATCTACTTCGCTATCAACACTTTTTCTTTTTATCTTGTAAGGTGGGGCAGTTGAATAATCAGTATACCCACAGATGATACATTTATCACCATCATCCGTAAGCATAGTTGCTCCCAAACACTTACTACAACCTCTTATCTTAACCATAGAAATGATGTTAGCATAAACGAGGTGGAAACGGAAACTGGGGCGTGGTGTTTTGCCTCACCACCATTGACCAATCCGTTCAGTATGTTGCCCTAGACTAATCTGTGTCTTTCCACCACCTTAAACATTTACAGGCACAGTGTGATACAATAACCTCGAATCATAGTTATCTCCTATATAACATTTTGATTCCCTCTTAAACCTCCATAAATGTTGCTTCCGTTTATGGGGGTTTATTTTTTTGACAAAAATCTGTATAATCTTAGAAACCAGGAACTTAAAGTTAATAAAGTTAAAAAAAGAATAGTATAGAATAGTTACTAGTATCTTAGTAACTAGTTACTATTCTTCTCTTTTTGTATTTTTTAAAATATACAGTACCCAGAACCCAGAAACTATACCTTCTCTTTTACAGAAATTAAATATAGAAGGGTATACTCCGATGCTTCCCCCCAAATACAAGCCCTACCCCACTCTAACCAGCAACTAGTCCCTAGTGACTAGTTACTAGGTTAGTAGTGGGGGGGTCTTACGGGTACCTTTCTTAGGCAAAATCCAGGTTCCATATATCCATATAAGCATATACATATATATCTATATGGTCATAGGGACATATGGTGCTTTTTATATATGGTGCTATAGGCATTTATTTATATATTTACTACCCTAGGTCATAAGGTGCTTAATACTATTAATCACTGCATTAATCACTTTCGGGGAAAATCCGTGCCTAACTGGAGAAATTTTCGGCTGCACTCATTAATCATTTTTAATCGCTCCAGCAATCCCTCCAGATACCTTAAATAATCCCTCCAGATACTGTGAAATTTGTCCTAGGAAGCATGAAATATTTTTCCATTTTAGAGATTGCAAGCCCTGAAATATGCTATTTTTTTGGTATTTTTTGAAATCCTCCAGATAAAAAATTATTTCGTGCCTAGAAATTAATTGAAAAATTATAAAAGTATGATTGGAATTTTCCAAAATTCGTGCCTAAAAATCCTTCAGCACCTTAAAAAACACGTAATTTTTGCCAAAATGCCAAAAATAAGCAAAAAAAGCCCAAAAATAGGGTATTTCTAGGGTTTTGGCTATTGCATGGTTTATTTATCTATTGTACATTAGAAACATCAAATTAATTAATACATAAATGGAGGTTAACAAATAACTGAAGCTACCAAGGTTAGTAACCTAGGTAACGACAGAACAAACAAATGCAGTACATATATATAACATAAGATTAAAGAATTACAGTCCTAGACCTTCCCAAGATGCTAGCAATAGCGAACAATATTGTCTTAGATAGCTAAGACCAAGACTGTAAAACTTCCCAAACATCGTGACTAATCATCATATCAAACAAACCAAAATTATCTAAGTATAATTCACTACTAGAACAGATAATTATGTATACCGAAGTATACAACATTGGGATAGGGTAGACTATCTCAAGACCATAAAAAGCTACTCAAGCCGAGCATACCTAACATTTATCGCTTTAGGTA